CATAATACCACCTTTGTTCATGTTATGATAACCAGTACCCCCACAATGAGCGCACCCTTTGCCTTTACACTTTGGACACTTCTTCTTCACGTCCTCTTCCTTCCTGATGCTGTTACTGACCATTTAACT